ATCCAGTTCGCTTAGAATCCTTGCAGCTTCCTCGGGAGAAAGTTCGTCATATTCCTCGATCTCAACCCGCTTTTGATCGTCCCAATATCGTTTGATGTATCCAGTCTTTTGAAACAGCGCGTCAGTGATCCATGAGTAAAGCACCATGAACCCGTTGTTTTCCTGTTGAAATATGTAATTGCAAACGTCGGTTTCTTGAACCGCTGCGTCAATGTCTTCCTCGCCCCGCGCCGTGAAGTCCACAACCCGGTCCCCGCCGAAGAATATGTCCATCAGTTCAGGCTTGATGCTTTCAATGGTGTCGCGAATGGTGGTGTCCACAATCTGCGAACGGCCCTCAACCTCATCGCCGTACTTCTTGCCAAGATAGCGCTTCATTAACTGCGAACGCTCTGAGCCTACGGTGCCATTGAGGCCACCCGAAGCGTTCTGTTGCAGCCCGTGCAGCAATGCTTCCAAGGCGTCTGTTTTCATTTTTGCCATTAATACTGCCTGTCGCCCATTGTCATCGGTTGGTTGTATGCGCCTGCGCCCAGTAGCCCAAGGCCACCCACCCCAGCCGATAGGTTCTTGAGGTGCTTTAGTCGTGGATCAAATAGAGCATAGCGGCTGCGGATATTGGTGGGGTCAAAAACAAACCTTTCATTAAACATGGGAAAATCCACCCCGTCATAATTAGATAACCCATCCGCCGTTGGCATATCTTCTGGAAGGTCCATAATGTCTACCTCGTCAGCATAATTGCCACGAGTCCGCACAGGAATTACAGACGGGTTTCCATTGCTTAATGACGGGTTAAATTCTGGCCTGTTTTGAGCGTACCAACTTCCCTCGTTGGAATCTGGTGTTACTGAAATTCCGTCTAAATCTATCTCGTCGTGAGGGTAGATGTTGAAATGGCGTTTCCCGCCGCGCTGTGTGCCATGATAGAAATTCTGCCTATCAAACCCGCCATCGCTTGCCCGCGCCATCCGTGACGCCTCATCAACCGGCAAATCGTAGTTGTTATACAAATACGTCGGATCAGCAGCAGCCCGCATTTCCTCGGTGACTTCAGAGCCTCGGCCCGCCTTGAGTAAGTCTAGTACGTCTTGGGCTTGTCCTCGTGCGGTTTTCTCGCCGTTCTTGCTGAGAATTTGCGCTTGCTTGTCGTTGAATAGAACGTAGTTGCTTGTACCGCCATCAGCGCCTCGTGAACCTTGATCCAGGTAGCGAATGCCGGGAATGCCTGCCTCGCGTAGTCTGTCGCTGGAACCCTTTTTATCAGACGGGTCAAGACTTCTAAGCTTGAAGCCCTCCATGATGTCCTGCCCGCGAGCCTCCAAGTCACCCCGGCGGCTTGCTTTCTCCATTTTCCTCAATAACCAAGTCGCGTCTTCTGAGGCTTTCTGATATTCAACGCTTCCCGGCTGTGCGTCAAGTGTTTTAAGCAAGGCGTCGTCGTACTCGGCTGCTGCATTATTGTATGCCGCAACATCTTCATCACTAAAGCCAAGCGCACGCCGCACTGACGGCTGATCAATGACCCTATTATCCCAATCAAGGAAGTCCTCGGCGTTGGCGTCTATGTTGACTTCGTAGAGGTGGCCTTTGGGCAGATCAGCGTCGAATGGCTTGTATGAACCATCCTTTATAGCGTTGTAAAACTCTAACCTGCGGCCCGTTGGAATGTTTGCCCCGTCGCCATCTAAAACTTTTAGCGCCTGCTTCTCGCCGCCGTGATGGCGGACTAGGCTTGCCGCATATTCCGCCGCTGGTGCGTTTGCATAATTGTCAACGGCGGTTGGGCCACTAACGCCGGACGTTAAACCGTCCCTATAGCTTTCCGCCGTTTCCCTCGCCCCGCCGAAATACCCGCCTTGCCCGTAAGCCTGTGCGCCCTCGCCCTTACCCATGTTCTCGTTGAAATTAAACCGATCAAAGTCGTGCGGTGATCCATGCCACGCTTTAAACCCGCCACTTTCATTCGCAACCATGCCGCCCGCGTGCGTTGCAGCCTTGCGAGCGCCCATACTAATACCCGTGAATGCGTCAGTAAGCCCCGCCGCTATATCGTCGGAATACCGAACGCCCGCAACAGGAGCCACGAACGAAGCCATGTTGCTTAACGTGCGCCCACCAGCCGCCAACTTATCCCAGCCCTGCACATTAGGATCAAGCACCTGATCCATGTTCACCATGCTTTCACCAATATCAGTCATCGGGTTCATCATGTCGCCGAACTTGGCAACGCTGTTTATGCGCTCGCCAGCGGGGCCGAAATAATACCGCAGTTGTTCTTGCAGTGCGGCGTCTTTCTCGTTCAGCCATTGCCGATTGCCCTGACGCCAAGCGTTGAACCTGTCGCCCATCGATATACCTTCGTTCACGACATCGTTCCCAAATTGCGCCGTATAGGCTCGCTGCTCGCCTTGCGACGTGTCATGTGCGGGAATAACTCAGTGAACGCCCACACCAACGCATCAACGCGATCAGGCGACCAGCCTTGAGCCTTGCGATCAAAGTCAGTGGTGAACGTCGTCATCTGGTTTTCCAAATCCTCAAACATTCCCTCGTGAAATATCTTGCCGCGTTCGTATAGTGCCGCCACAGGCTCGGCCCTCGTGAACTTGCCGCGTGTCGCATGTACTAACTTAACCGGCACGTCGGCCCGTTGCGCCCTGATAACGCTCGCCACCATATCGCCACCCTGGTTGGCCTCGGCCACTATCAAGTCAGCGTTAAACTCATCGTATAATGCAATTGCCCGCCGCGCCCAATCTTCGGGGCGATACTTGCCGCTGTCGTCTGCCAGCACATAGCCAATTGCGTCCCGTATTCCAGCAACAATTATCCCTGTCTCATCCGAACCCGGCGTGTTTGTGATAGCCGGATCAACGGCAACAACAATGCGCTGCAAGTCTGGAACGTTCTGTGTTTTGTGGATCATCTTGCGCCGCCACAGCGCGTCCTCAACGTCCTCAATGTATTCGCCGCTTAGAAACCGCTTCCTTGCGCGGGCCGGTAGCGCCTCAAGATCAGCAATATAGTCGCCAGACAGGTTGGCCAGGTTATCGTATGGGTTAACAATTTCAAAACCAAACTGGTCAGGGTTTAGTTTGCTTTCATCCTCGGGATCAATCAAGTCTTGCCAGACTTTGTATGTCCAGTGTTGCCGTGTGGTGGGATTTAGATCGCAGTAGAACTTCTGCGGCAGCACATCGCCATCATTGTCCAGCACCACTTGCGCCAGACGTGAGCGTAGTAGCGTGAATGCAGCCCATCGAACCTCGCTTGCCTCGTTAACAAAAATCGAAACGTATTCATTGCCGAGCAATTTCTCCATTGCCTTCGGATCGGATATGCCGCCCACCCATATTTCCGCCCCATTATAAAGCGTCAGATAGCCAAAGACCTCGTTGTTTGTGTATGTCAGGCCGGGAAAGCATGTGCGTATCACTACGCTTAGAGTAGCCAGGTTGCCCCGCATAATGGCCGAACGAGCGCTAGAAGCCTCTTGCCTGACAATTAGGTGCTTTGAATTAGGCGCACGCAAGGCCCGCGTGATAATGGCCCAACAGGTTAGAAATGTCTTGCCGGAACGACTACCTCCGTAGAGCAGGCAGAACCGGGCTGGACTGGCGAACAACTTTAATGCCTTCACCTGACCGGGGTTTAAGTTGTCCCACGGCTTGCCTTCTACAATAGCGCCTTGGATCACAGGCTTTTAGCCATCGGGTGCATAAAAATGGTTATACCTGCTTCGCCATCAATCTGCGTTGGCAAGACTTTCCCGACGAGCGTCATAAACGCGACCGGGTTTTCATTTGCTTGCTGCGTTAGGTAGCCTACACGCCCATCTGGGTGAGCATTAGCAGCGGCTTGCAAGATTTCGTCCTTTAGGAGCGCATTTATTTTGTTTGGTACGCCCTTTGGCCTGCCTTTGCCCCTATTGCCCGTATTGACGCCTACTTTAGGCTGTTCATTGGCCATTTGGTTCACCGTTCAGTTCTGTCGCGCTATGCCATGCTCTGCGCTTAAACTCAAGGCTATCCTGGATAGCGCTGCGTTCACGCTTCAGGTTAGCGATGTCATTCTGTAGATGCTTAATGCGTCCTTCAAGAACATCGAAGTTCATTTCCTTTCTCAATTCCTTTAGGCGCTGGGCGACCCCTTGAGTGGCCCCCTTTAATATCGTTTCAGGTATCCGATTGCTGGGAATTGTGACGGTGCCAGTGTATCTGCCTGCCTCTAAGTTTATATCTACATGAATATCAGTAATATCAAATATTAAGTCGTCCATTATGCAGTCCCTTTCGGATTATTGCAATTGATCCAGTCACCGCCGCGCTTTTTATGTCCGCGCAATTGCTGGGTGCTTTGTCCTCTCTAACGAGGGGCGGTGTTGAAGTATTCGCCTATTGGGCCTGTTCCCAGCATGGTGACTTCTTCGACGTCGATGCCTTCCATGGCGAATAAGTTTACTGCTTCTGACCAACATTGAATGCAATGAGCGTGTTCCAACAGGCGTACGCAGTCAGTCAGCGTCATACCGGAAGCTGATGCGCTGGATAGCGTGTCCCACACGATGTCTTCTGGTGTTAGGCGAAAGTCAGTCATCGTTGGCGTTTGTCATGTGTCACCTGAATAATAATTAGTTTATTTGCATTTAGCTATTGCATTAGTAACAGTTACCCGCCATATTACCTGTATAGAAACACGAAAGGAAACAATATGAAACTTGGCACAGACACCGGATCACTTGTAAACCACATTTCCACCCACGGGCAGACTGATACAATGCCATCTTTGGGTGACGGAGCGACAATCTTTTCATGGTCAGATAGATCACCACACACTGTTATCATGGTGGATGTACTGGCCGGTCTGGTGCAGGTTCAGGAGGACACGGCAAATCGCATCGACCGGAATGGGATGTCGGAAAGTCAGGATTATGAATACACGCCGAACCCTGACGGCGCGATCCAGACTTACAAGCTGGTCGGCACCCGCTGGTTCCCCGTTTACAAGAGCGCCGAAACTGGCCGTTACCGTCGGTCTGGTAAACCAAACATTCGGTTTGGACGGCGCAACAAATATTACGATTACAGCTTTTGATCAACGGGGGCTTCGGCCCCCACCAACGGCCAATGAAGGCCACGAGGAGAAAACCAGATGGAAAAGATGTTTACCGTAGAAATCAGAGCGGACAACAAAACGTGGTTTACAGCTACCGAAGCATCCACCCCCATGACCGCAGAAGAAGCCGACGAACTGGTGAAGATTTTGCGTGTTAAAGGTTTCACTGCAAGAGGAAGATTTGCAGACTAACCCCACCGGGGGCTTCGGCCCCCACACACCAAACCGGAGAGAGAACAATGAACACCGCAACAATTTACACGAACAACATCGTCTCAATCGACGGGCAGTATGTCGGCAGGGTTGACCGCACCACCACGCCCGGCAGCACACGGCTCACGACGATATTTAAGCCCTGCCGCGTGTCTGATGGTAAGCCTTTCGTTTGGGGTCCGAGCGTTGAAATATCAGTTCCAACCTATATTGGCGGGCCTGCCGATTGGATTATCAACCCAGAATTTACCGCTGCGGTAATCGCGGCCAAGTCTGCATTTTAAGAAAGAAACCGGAGAGAGAACAATGAAAATCAAAATCAACAAAGACAACGCCGACAAGATCGAGTCAGCACTGGCAGCAGTCAACGGCAAAGCGGTTCAGTTCACAATCCGCTCCGCGAGTGAGGTAATTGCAGCAGCGGAATTGATAGACGCCCGCTTGGCAATGCTGCCAAAAAAGGATCGGGTTGGCGCGTCTGGCGGTTATATTGGCGCTGGTCCGTCAGCAAAGGCTTACAAATATAGGGCCGTCACAACGTCGCTGTTAATCAAGCGTTTTGCTAGTGGCTGGTTTATGATCAGTGCGGCTCGATCCGATGTTTACCCCGGCGACAATACGCCATCTATTTTTATCACGATCACCCCAACGCAGTGCGAGCAGATCAAAGCCCGCTCAGTTGTAGGGTTCCACGTCCAAACTCCTGACGCGAAAGAAGCTAACCAATGACCGCCATTCCAAAGAAAGAACTGATGGCAAGGCTGCGGGCTGAAAGGCTCGCAGCGGGCCTTGTGCCTGTTACTGTGTGGGTGCCTTCTGGTGATGTTGATGCGATTAAAAAGATTGCTGAGAAACTAAAGGCCAACTGAACGTGCTTAGAAAGATGTGCTGATATGAATCCTTCCGGGCATCATACGCCAACTCGTTAGAATTGGACGCTTGAACAAAGCACATCTATCTCAGCACGCTTTCGCAGTCTGATTGGCGACTTTTTCACGCCAACCCGCTGCCGCGACCGCCGCACCTTTCGGCTGGCAGTGTCGCAACTGTCTTGTGTGCAAACCTACATTTAGTAGTTTGAGTTGTCAATTGATCCATTATCCAGCCAGTTTCATGTCGGTTGCTTTGACTATAACGGCACGTTTTGACCCCATGAAATCAGTTTCGACGACCAGATCATCGCCTGCAACAGCTATGAATGCCACACGCACACCTGTAAGTGGGCCGCCCAGAACGTCGAGCAAGTCGCCGCGCTTGATCTTGCCATTAATGCCGTCGTCGTCGTGAAACCCCATCCGCTCCGCCTGTTTTATCCGTTGAATGTCTGCCTCTGGCACAGATAGCGGGCCTCTGTCGTTGCGTATCCAGCCAATGACGTGCTTTGCCGCCGTGACCTGGTGCCATTGGTGATCTGCTACCCTAGCCAGAATGTAGCCTCGATATAGCGGCACTTCGATTTTAATCGGTTTCTTTTTTTTACCGGGGCGGCTGTTGGTTGTCAGCATCGGGCAATAAACCTCAGAACAAAACACCTCCAGTTCATCCCGTGCTTCGGTTTCATACATGGTGAATGTGCGTATTGCTGCCCACATTATTTGATTGGTTCCTTGACGCTCTTGTACCGCTTCATGTGGATAATATCAAATATTGTGCGCTTACTCACGCCAAATTCAGTGGCGAGAGTTAACATACTTTGTGTGCGCCTCCTAATGCTTCGAACCTGATCGTCAGTCAGTTTTTTACCTGTTGCCCGCCGTTTTTTTGCGTTGGCCTCAGTATGCAAACCGCAAAAGCAGGACTTGTTGTTTTCGGTAATTATATTCCCGCAATTTGTCGCAAGGCATTTAACGGGTGTCAGCCTTTGATACGCAGCGCGGCCAAGTTTTGTCAGCGTATAGTCGTGTCGGTCGCCGTTGGTTACTTTGTCCACCCAGCGACGTTTAACCAGGATTGTCATGGTGCTGCTGATACTGGCGATTTCAGCGCCAAGGCTTTCGGCCACGTCTTTTAGGCCCGTAATTGTTCCGGCCCGATATACCACGCCAAAAACTTTCAGAGAACGTTCGCCTAAAGGTTTTCCAAATTTATTTTCGATAAACCGTGTCGGCTTTGATAACGGGTTTCGTTCGAGGTCCGTCTCAGCCTGCTTTTTCATTATTAGGCCAATTGCTGTTTCTGCGCGTTCGCCTGCAAAAATAAGGCTTCGGATTGCATTCCGGTTTTTTGCTATTTGCGTCATTCGCTTGGCTCCTTTGGTTTCAGGGCTTCTTCCAAATGATCGATAATGTCATCTTCATACATTTTGAGATTGGGTTTGGTGCGCTTGAACACATTGGGTATGGGGGTGTAGCCGTTCGCTAGGACTTGCAAACGTGTCAGGGTACGCGTACTATACTCTTGCGTTGGTTTCATGACTTACTTTTCCTGTTAGTGATGATGATGAGGGAAGCGACCCGGTGAAAACCGGGTCGCTTCTTTTTTGTGCTGGCCTCTCAGGTGTAGCGACTTGGCGGGCGCGTGTCACGCACCGTCTCTGGCGCGGACACCACAGCGTCGCCCCCAACATGCCCGTATGATGGGTCTTGCTGTGAATCCTGGACGTCCAACACCATACACGCCGTGCGTGCGTACCCCGCGATGTCGATCCAGCTGTCCAGATGATCCGGCATTGCGGTCAGGCGCGCCATTTTTACCGCGATCATATCCAGCACATGCCGCAAGCGCGGGTCCGGGCAGCTATCCACGGCTATCTTTATGGCGGCCGCCCGCGCGAAGTCGTCGCTCGGATGGCCGTATACATCGCCGCGCTCTTGCGTGATGGTCGTCAGGGCCCTGTCGAATTGATCGGTGTTACTCATGGTGCCGCCTCTTTGTTTGTCACAGTGCTTAGGGATGCGACCAGAGCTAACAGCCCGGTAACGTGCTCATCACTGAGCATTCGCCTGTGTACCTCGTCAATGCCGGATTGCAGCCGTTCGTTCTCGGCCTGTGCCTCAAGGTGGATGTCCTCGCGGATGTAGGGAATATCACCTTGGTCATAGGTATTCATTGAGAGAATATTCCAGCCCCAACCCTCGACCATCCATATCTTTTCCGGTGTATCAGTCATTTTCGCACACGGGAACCGGACGCGGCTTCGGCTTCGGCTTTGGCTGCGGCGGCAGCGATGGCCCCTTGCCGCAGTTCACAAAAAACCAGTGGCCCTTCGGTGCTGTGAAGCACGTCAATGCTGGTGGCGCTGGTTGTATCAGCACCGGGTCGTAGGTGCCGGGTGTCAGCCCTGACGACTTGGCGCTGCCAGCAACGGCCAGTACAAGCATCGCTGCGGTCGCTAAAATTTCAATTTTCATTTTGCTTCCTCCATTCGTTCTGTCTTGTTACCCCAGACACTGCCCCCGACATTTCCAAAGACACTGCCACTGACACTGCCCCGGACACTGCCCCAGACACTGCCACCGATACTGCCCTTGACGTCGCCCGTAATATTGCAGGCAACATCTTTGATTCCATTGCCATCTTTTGTGAAGGAAACGAAATCTTCCAATAACTGTTGCTGCGCTGGTGTGAACTTTGTCATTTTATCTCTCCTTTGGTTTCAGGGCAGCGCGGCCCTTGTCTGTTATTTGGCAATCGGTTTCGCTCGTAATAAATCCGTCCTCCAACAGAAAAGATAAACACTCGCTGACCCATGCGCCCCACATTGGCCATTCCCGATCGCCAGCTACCGCTTCAAGTATTTCACGTTCGTGCGTGTTAATCACCCCTACACCTCCGCCATATGATGTGATAACCGGATATAAGCGAACCATGCGTCCCGCATCTGTTTTGGAACACATGTCGCCCCACCATCCATTTTTGGACAATCGCAGTTATTAGCGCCGGGGTGTCGCCGCTTTCTGAAAAAAATACGAGCGTAGCAGTAGTGTGGCACCGGCAAGCCAAATATTTCCGCTTCAGTCATTCTTTTTTTCCCTCTCTTTAATTGCTAGTCGAAAGTCCCTCTCAGCCCACGACGCGTCACCTGGCAACTTGCGCAAATCAAGATAATAACTAAGCGGCGTAACTTGTCTTTCTTTCGCCTGTTCAGCGCCGACGCAAAGTATAACGCCCGGACGCTGGAACTTTGCTAGATGAAAAGCCTGATCTGGTGTCATTTTGTTTCCTTGGTTATTTACTGTCCCAGAACGCTAGTGATTTTTCGCCGTGCGCCCGCAAACTTGGGATATTCAACCAGCGGCGGGCTGTTTCCAAAACTCCCTCCAGAATTATCAATTCATCCCGAGACAGTCTATTCCGATCCCCGCGCTGATTGCCAACCGTTTGATTCGTGTTGCCAGCCAATGCGCGTATGTCGCCAGGTGTCGGCCTGCGGCGAGGTTGATTGCGCAGATATGTATCACAGGCCATAGACAGGGCGTTTTCGCTGAAACAGTTCAGAGCGTTGATCCAGTCAGTCATTGCCGCCTGAGTTACCTGAACCGGCGAGTCTGGCTGGTAATAGTGGGATAACAGTGTTTTGATCCGCCCGACTATCCATTCGCCGCTTGCTGTCCCATTCCCGCCCGACGTTGAGTAGGGCTTCAAATTCTGCGTTTTGTTTGTCATGGCCGTTCGTCCTTATTTTGTCTGGGAATATTCCCTGCCAACCATTCATTACCGAAGCGTCAAGAACTGCCTTCGGATCAGAATGGCTTTGAAGCTGCTTTATCATTTTCTGAACAGCCAATTTTGTTATTGGCTTTTTCATGGCAAACCTGTGTTCCACAAAGTCCTTGGCCGTCTGAGAATCTACAACTGTTGAAAGGTCGGATTCTGCCTGCGCCCTAGGGTACGAAGTACCCTTCTTTATATCTGGTTCTGGTTCTGGTTCTGGTATGGTATCTTTTCGCTCTTGCGAATTGGTAGCGTTCGCTTGGTCTAAGTCATTGTTTTTACTTGCTGACGCACGTCCACCTTTGGCACCATTTGATCGGTTCTTGTCGATCTTTTCTTGCGTAATTTCCCAAGTTTTTTGCAACTTTTCTTGCGTGATTGCGTCATTTTCAACGCGAAACCCTGAGATAGTGGCAATAAAACGGGCCTTGATCTTGCGCCATTTTGCATTGGTTAAGCCCAATATGCGGGCATTGTCTTTGTCGTCATCTGGCACGGAACCATTGCGCCGCCACATTGCCGCAAGAAGCAACATATAAGCGCCATGTTCTTCTGTTGTCAGGTGCGTTGTATCCGCAAGATATGCGTCCCAATACATCGGCATCGCTGGCGCTTTGCTCATGTCTTTTTATCCATGGACCGCTTCAATAAAAACATAGAGACAGACGGATGAACATGGCCCCGCGTCCGTTGAAGGTCATCAGGCCAGTGCCCAAATTTATCCTTGAAAGCGTAAGCCGCCCACCCCTCTTTTCGTTCCTTGTTATCGGCGATGGTTAGCAATGCAGAATAGAACTCTTGCTTACTTTCTTCCTTCGCTTTCACAGATTCAGATTGCTGTATTTCCTTTTCAACCTGCCGCGCTGATGTTGGTTCCATAGATAATATGTCCATCCTGCGCCAAGCCTGCGCGTTGTTCATACCATCAGCAATAACCGCGCCAGATTCATCCTCTATGCGCCACGTTTTGTCTGTGTTTTCTATAATGATCATTTTTCGCCAATCTGTGTTGGCAGGGCTTGCTTTAGAAACCGCGTTAAGGTATCAAGGCCCCGCATTCTTCGCAGGTGCATCGTACAGCTCTCCGGCTGACAAATCAAGCCCGCTCTGAAATTTCAGGGCGGGCTTTTTCACGACTCCTTTATCTCAACGCCCATCGCTGCAAGTATCGCCCTTTTGATCAGATAAACGTCAGTTGCAAACCCCTTTGCGTCCTCAACCACATCCACGCCAAGTTTGTTATCGTGATATGTAAAGTCGGCCCGGTAAAACATTTTCCGCCCGGTGGGTGTACGCAGCATATCGTCAGCACCGAATAGTTGGATCGGCACCTGACGCTTCAAGTCTTTGATAAATCCTGCGCGTTCGAGGTTCCGCAATTCAAACCAGCGGCCCGCTTCTTTCTTGCTGTCGAACGTCAGTCCGTCCACAGTAACCTTTTTGTTGCCATATTTGTTATATGCCATCAGGTGCGCCCGTCATTTCGTTAACTGTTGCTAATAGTTTCAAGTTATCAACGCACCAATAAACCATGCCGCTAGGGCCGTGCCTGTCTGAAGTGTGGCTTTCAACTTTCTTTAGAATTTTAATATTGCGGCCAAACAACCCAGTCGGGCAGGCTCTCGGGCATTCGTCATATTTCAAATCCCGCGCATCAGGCTTGTCGCTTGGGTGATAAAACAACAGCCAAACAGGTAATTGCGTGGCGCTAGAAACTTCTAAATATTCTTTGTAATGCCTTTTATCAATTCCAGTTGTCCAACGTTCTGAAATCCTATGCCACGAAAAACAGGTTTTGTGCTTTGCCTCAATCCATACTACATTACCGGCCTTGAACGCCAACAGGTCAGGCAGCACCAAGTCGCCAGACGCGGCAAACATTTGCGGGCCTTTACCAGTGTGGTGTTCTATTTGGTATGCTGGGAATACAGAATGCCCCTTGCCCTGCAACCATTTGGAAATAATGCTTTCGCCAATCTGCCCGGTTTTTAGGTTTTGATCAAAATTACCCATTCCTAAGAACCACCCCGAATTGCTTAAATGCGGCTTCGAATTTATCAACATCATCACCAGCGTAGATTATGGCCTGTCCTTGCAGTGGTGCGCCAGGCTTTCCATCGGAGTCTAAAAACTTAACTCGGCCTTTGTGAAAACAAACAGCCGAAGACACCGACAATAGTTCTTGGAACCACGCCGTTTCTGTCGCGTTGTTAACCAGTACAATGCCCGTTGAACCTGCCGTTATTGATTCCGCATACTTAGCCGCGAACTGGCCCATCAAGGGTTGTGCATATGGCGGGTTCATCCAGATACGACACACCGGCCAATCGCCCGCCAACCCATCATCTTCTTCTGTTAAGAAGCAATCAGCCTTCACCGTCTGGTTTGCTATTTCTGACGACGCCGGGTCTAAATCAAACCCACCAAGCACACCCCGTGCAGCTTCGATTATATTGCTCGGCGTGTACCATTCGTTGTTGCCGGTGTTGTTTTCAACATGCGGTTTTCTCGCCTTGGTTTTTTTGTCCTTGGCTTTTTTTGCTGCCGCTTTGGCTTCCTTGGCTTCGGCGTCGGCCCGCTCCCTTTCTTCGGTTGCTAATTTGGCCTTTTTCTCTGCCGCAGCCTTTGCCTTGGCATTCTCAGCGGCTTCGACTTCCGCCTTGGCTTCGGCTTCAGCGTTTGCCTTGGCCTTTGCCAGCCTGTTAGCCTCAACAGCCGCGATCCGCGCTTCTTCTGCCAGTCTGGCGTTCTCAGCGTCTTTCCATTTTGAATGCCAGCCGCGAACGGTTTTTGTGTTGGTGTTGGCTTCTTGTGTTGCTTTGAAATCAAGCGGATCATCAGCGGCCCACATAGCGGCTTCACGCTCTTTTTGTTCGGTGTCGGGCAAGTTGCCTTTCACCCATTTGCCAAACAATTCGTCGCTCCGAAATAACTTGCGCCCTTCATTCAGCGCAGCGCCGTAAATCAACCAGCCCTCAACGGCGCGGCCTTCACCGTCTGCGACAATTGACAGCCCGTGCAGCGCATCGTTTGCGATCAGTTCAAGCATTAATGCGCTATTGTGTCCAATGCTGGTTTTCGTCGCGGCTTCCATCATATCTCAAGTTCCTCCTGTGTTGGTGGCGTTGGTTGTTATCGCGCCCATTTGCGAAACGCCTTTCTAAGCACATACGCCCGCACAAATGACAGGCCGAAAAACATGCCAGTTACTGCTATTGAACTGCCTGCGCTGTAGCCAAGAATAAAGAAGGTTGCGGCCCAACTCACTGCAAAGCCTATCAACGCGTTGCTGGTTGCTTCTATGAAATCCATGTCGCACCAAAAAAAACGCCCGCCTGCCAAGTTACAAAAGCAGACGAGCGTTGGAGTTGGCGCGAAGGGAGGCACGCGCTATGAAACAGAAAGGAAAGCACCGGAATTGTTGCACACCCACTCACGTTCTGTCAAACCGTTTCGAAGCCCAACCAGCTTCGCGGGCATAACCGCCGGATTCTCTCAGGCCGATCACTCTCAACCAGGTTGATAGGGACAGGCCGTCCCGATCAGCGGCGACTCTTAATGCAGCCTTTTGTTCGTCCGAAACTCGAACTTGAATCAGGCTGTCTTTGTTTGGTGTTGTTTTTTTCATAAGCGCAGCATTACACACAATTAAATGACGTTCAACAATTACTTGTCTGACGTGTGTAATTATTTTGTGTTGACAACCGGGGCTGCAAGCGTATGCTGGTGGAAGAAAAAAACGGAGAGTGAAATGAAGCACTACAAAACAAGCGGCAGCACATTTGACGACGGCACAATCAGCCTCGAAGGTGCTTTTGACATACAGGCATTGTCGGTGACTGTCGAATATTCCAGCAACTTCGGGCTTATTGATGACGTGTATATTATCTCCGCAATGCTCGGCGGGCTAAAGGTTGATCGTGATATGCTTATTATGATTGCTAGCAAGGCAGAGGTTGAAAAACAGGAATTATGGCTCGCTGAAACAATTCAGGACGAATGGGAAATGTCATGAAAACCCCGCAAACAAACTACCGCCCCCCGCAGCCAATTCGCACACTGCGCCCGATAGCATTTGCGCTGGCTGTTGTTATGCTGGCCGTTGTCGGCGCTCATATCTGGGGCGTGGCCATGACTTATATTAACCCATGTGGAGCGTGCTGATGGATTATTTCAAAGAAGAAGAAATGAGGAAACTGAAATGAGTGAAGTTGCAAAGATTGACGCACCGATGATTTCTATCGATCCTATGGTTTCAATGATAGAACGCGTGGCCTTGGACCCCAACGCCGACATTGAAAAGCTGGAACGTATGCTGCAAATGAAAGAACGCATGGATAGCGCTGCTGAAATGCGGGCATTTAATGATGCGTTTGCCAAATGTCAGCGGGAGATTCCAACCGTTCTGAGAAACAAAAGAAACCAACAAACAAATTCAAACTATGCAGACTTGGCCGCAATTGAATCAGCGGTAATGCCAACAGTGAACGCGCACGGGTTTTCAATGCGGTTCTTCCCGACGGCATCTCCGCTTGAAGGACACTATGGCGTTGACTGCGTTGTGTCACACGAATGTGGCCACACGGAGACACACCACGCCGATATTCCTGCCGACGCTACGGGAATGAAGGGAACAGCCAATAAGACAGCCACCCACGCATTCGGCTCCACAATGTCTTATGGACGGCGCTATTTGCTCGCAATGATATGGAATATTGCAACGTCAGACGATGACGGTAACGGCGGGTCGCAGTCGAAGTCTATAACGTCAGATCAATTCGTTGAACTGCAAAATCTCATTGAGGATAGTGGCGCAGATTTAGATAAGTTCCTATTAGCTTTCAGGGCCACTTCACTTGAAGAGTTCCCGTTGCAGAAACTCACTCATGCAAAATCTATGCTTGAAAAAAAGGCGGCAGCTAAATGAATGAACAGGGAACAGAAGATTGGTTCGCAGATCGTCTTGGTAAAGTCACCGCCAGCAGAATTTCGGATGTGATGATGGCCAAAACAACGGCAGGGTATCAGAATTACCTCGCACAGCTTGTATGCGAGCGCCTGACGGGCATTCCGACTGAAACCTTTACCAGTGCCGCCATGCAGCACGGGACAGACACTGAGCCGCAAGCCAGAGCCATGTACGAATTAGAAAGTGGTCTGATCGTGGAGGAAGTTGGTTTTATAGGTCACCCGTTAATCCACAATTCAGGCGCAAGCCCCGATGGGTTGGTTGGCGATGATGGCCTGGTGGAGATCAAATGCCCGCAGCAGAATAACCACATCAAAACGCTGTTGGGTGCCAATGTGGCGAAGAATTACAACCTGCAAATGCACTGGCAAATGGCCTGCACAGAACGCAAGTGGTGTGACTTCGTTTCATTCAACCCAACGCTGCCAATGGAAATGCAGTTGCACATTCAGCGCGTGGATTATGACGCTAAACTAGGCGATGACATTGCCGACGCAGTAGGCGCATTTTTGATTGTCGTGGAAGAAACTGTAGCCGATTTGCAGTCACGATACATGAAAGAGGCCGCATAATGGGCCGCGCCGTTCTCACACTGAAGGGCCAGTTTGAACGCGCCCGCGCCAGGTCTTGGATCGACAAGGCACCATATGGAACGCGTGTGTCATTCGCTGGCCCGCAACGCAGTCTTGATCAGAATGCTAAAATGTGGGCCATGCTCACGGATATAAGTTTGCAAGTATTAAAAGGAATCGACACCGAAAAATTAAAGGCGGGCGCCATGAATGCGCTTGGCCTTGAAACTGAAGATATAATGAACCCGTTCACGGGCAGAACGATGGACTACGGCAAATCATCGTCGCAACTTTCAGTTTCTGAAATGGCTGATCTGATAACGTTAATTCAGGCTTGGGGTGACACAAATGGCGTCGTCTGGTCTGAGCCACAACCAACTGAGGAAACGAGAAAATGATGCCAACATTCAAGGGATACGACGAATGGAAACTGCGGGGGCCAGACGAAGACCGCCCAGAACCCGAATACAAGGATTGCGAAGACTGCGTTGATGGTATCGCAACAGATGCGGGTGGCTCTTACACATGCGAGGAGTGCGGTGGATCAGGAGAAATAGAAGTCACGCAGGAAGAACCCGACGGCGATTACGAATATGAACGTCGTCTGGATGAGAAATTGTAATGACACGCCGCACTGAGTTCACACGCACAACCAAACTGGCCGCTTGGAATGCTTCCGGTGGCAAGTGCGCAGATTGCGAGCGTGAAATAAGCCCCGGCACAGGCCCGGAATATGATCACGCCATTCCATGCGAATTAGGCGGTGACAACTCGCTGGGAAACTGTGTGGTTCTCTGTATAGCCTGCCACAAGGCAAAGACTGCCAAACTGGACATGCCTGCCATTGTAAAGACACGCAGCGTTCAGGCGGGCTATGTGAACGCAAAGACACGAAGAAACCCGCTGCCTGGTTCTAAAGGATCAGGATTTCGCAAAAAAATGGACGGAACTGTATTGTGGGTTAAGGAGTAATATCTTTCGGCTCCTTGGATTTTATCGACTTTCGCCACAGTCCGCGCGGCATATAATACAACCAAGCACCCACCACGCCCCCGCCTATCAGCAAATAAATTAACATGGCACGGGAAAATGCATCTCGAAATCCCCAAAATAGATCAAGTGCAATGAACGCGCCGATCAGGACGGGCAGAAGCGCACCAAATAAAATAAAATAAATCAACCTAAGCATCTAACTGCCCTCCTTGTCTGCTATGCGCTTCGCATTCAGCAGAGCCATTGTTTGCGACGACTGTTACCGCAAGATGATGGGCCTGCCGACGATTCAATAATTATCTCACAAAAAAGCCCGCCAGCGAATGAACGCGGCGGGCGCAATGAAACAACTTAGATGGACACCAGAACCTTCACGGGACCAGCTTGGAAAACTCAGGGCAGGCTAATTCGAAATCAACATAGCCTGCCTGAATTTCGTTCTGTGTTTGCTGGGTGTCTGCCCGTGAACGTGTCGGCAGGCTCTCGCCCCATATCCGGCAAAGAGTGGCCTCAGTCGCGGAACCCAGCGTCATCATGCTTTCGCAACCTGTCAGCACGATTGTCGCGAACACGATTTTCAATATCACGGGCATTTTCCAAGTCCTCGATTTTGTTCTTCTGGTTTGCTAGTTTCTTGCCAGTCAACCGTTCTCTGACAAGCCCGATTGCCATTGTGAAAAACGCAGCAATTCCGGCCCAGAATTTCATGCGCTTCCTTTCCACATTGGCGTGTCAGTGATTGAACGCAAATACATGTTGATCGCGTTCATACCCACAGCGTAGGCGAGATACCCGCCCGGTGGCAAAATGCCCTGCGCTTCCGTCAGGAACATCAACGCCGCGTCGGTGATAGGCAGCACAGCGCCCACGCCGTTGACGATCAGCGTTCTCTTGCCCTTGAGTGTCATAATGCACCCAACAAGGCTTGCAGCCATTCAGTACCCGCCGTGAGGATGTACAGGACGGCAGCGACGACGTAGCCAGCCACGGTGGCCAGTTTGCTCTCTTTGCCGCTCCTGTGGATCAGGAAGGCGGCACCGATGATGAAGGCGATAATTACGATAATGTCAGTCATTTCTTTGCTCCTTTGAAAAGTTTCGCTAAGATGTCCATGACTATGGCCCACAACCCCCCGTTTTTTGCCCCGCCACTGGCCTTCGTGGGTGTTTGGGCAGCACGGCGCACCGCAAGCAGCCTGTCGGCGCGGTAGGGCTTGTCAGAAACCTTGTTGCCTTGGTTGCCGCCGCGAACAACGATAGTGCCGCGATCAGGCTTGACGTAGAATGCCACATGCCCCTGCCAGCCGTCTTTATCCCCCCGCCAGAATACGCACACATCGCCGGGGATGGCGTCATCGATGTCAACTGGATCGCCCCAGTCCAGATAGGAACGGGCGTTTAGTTTTCCGGTTCCCTGCACGCCGATAGAGGCCAGCACAGAACCAACGAAAGCAGCGCACCAAGGCGTTTCGTCGTCATTCACCCAGTCATTGCCAGTGGCGGCGAACATTTTCAGCACAGCCGGGTTGTGTTTAGCCCCTGGCCATTCTTCAAGGCCGAGCATTTTGCCCGCTGCTTCAAATGATGCTTTGCTTAAATTCATTTGGTTCCCTTCAGGCTTTCAATCTCGCGCTTCAAAGACCGCGTTTCTCCGATCAGATTTTCAATGACTTGGCGCTGAATGTTCTGTTCAAACTCGATCTGCATTTCCTCTTTGTTATCAAGCACATTGAAAACCGGGGAAGTTACCTCGACATATTTTGTGAAAAACGGCACCGCATCCACCTCAAATGTAGTGACAAGCACATAAGGGCCGGGTTTAAGCGCCGGGGTGGTATCACACGCCCCGCCTGTCCACCAAGCCAGCGTGAGCGGATCGGGCAGGCTGGATCGCGGATCATACGCAATGTCGCTACCGCCAGCACACACCACCGAGCGATCAGGCATACTTCTGACAGAGGTGTAATATTCTCCTTGAAACGCCCTGTGAATAGTTCGATCAACCGACATGTGAATGTTGCCTGCTGTGCCGTCCAAAACAGTTACCGATTTGATTTCGTACCAAATGCTCGCGGGTAGCAGGTACATCACCAAAACAACCGGCACGACGACAAGCCATATCACCCATGACGCGAAGTTTTCAGACTTTCGCGCCCCCGCCTTTATCGCATCCCGAGCATTGCCAGCACCCAAATTCGCACCGGCTCCACCAGCGCGAACACGCCCAGCAGGGCCACTAGTGTTCTCTGTAACCATTTACTCAGTCCTCCTAGAACTTTGATATTGCCAATAAAAACGGCCCAGCCCGCCAATCCGTCAGTAGCGTGTCTGGATACATCCCGAGCGGCGAGAGACTGAGAGAACTGGTTCAACATTCTCTTTTGTTTAGCGTCGTCAGATTCATTCATGTCGGTACAACTCCCAGTTTTTCACACGCTATACGGTAGCACCTCAAAAGTCACCGAAATATCCTGATCGTCAGTAGCCTCGATAAACGTCAGCAGATCAGAACTTGTCAGGGTTGCCGTGTAAGTACCGGGTGCGAGGCTAACTGTATCGTTTGGTCCCTGCCCATCTAGGGCTGCGTTGAACTCAGCTTGGGTGGTGACCTGGTGCGCAACACCTGATGGTTGCGGGTCTGTCGCGCTGGGTGCAACAGGTTCACCCGCGTTCCAGAACACCTCCGAGAACCGTTCAGTCTGCTCATCCACCATAACAGCGAAGACTTGTGTACCATCTACGTTGCTTATCCGTGTGATGCGAGTACCACCACCAACCCGTCCACCGTTTCTGTATCTAAACATTATGTACTGTTCGTTCCTTTGGTTGAGTTGGTTATGACGCTAGGTTCGGCTCGATTGCCCCATCTGAGGGACTGCGTGAATGGCTTGCTGCAATAGCCACACGGTTGGCTCCTACGAAGTCGTGACTTGCCACCGTACCAGTTGTTGCGCCACCGATTGCCGCTGATCCCGTTAGGGGCGCGAAAGTTCCAAAGTCATCGAGTGACGTTGTGTCGGGGTCTGGGCTTGCTGACGTATATCCCCCGGTCGGTATGCTGTCGAAGAAACCTTTATAGACAGGGGACAGGACGCTCATAGCGTCTAGGTTGCTGACCGTCACCGAGTAAATTGGCAAGTGCAGAATGTTATTCACAACGTCTGTGTCGGTGTAATCGGCATGGGTGATAACGGCACTAGGTGTAGGGCTGGTTGCCCCTAAATAGCCATGCCCCAAACAGACAAACGTATTACTAAAGGCTCGTATCGGACGACCGGGATCACCAGCGTTAGACCAAGCAATCAGCGGTGTATTGAACTCAACAAAGGCGTTCACATTTACCTTCCGTTCTGTCGAAGACGGAATAAAGCAGATGTTATTTTTGAAGGTGACACCGGCAACTTTGAAATCAACCAGCTTGGCCGTGTAGGCGCTGCCAATCAGGATATTTGAATTGACGACCACATTCGTGGCAGTCGAACTTGCAGGGTCAACTGCCAGAACGTCTATCAGGGCTGTGCTGCTTTCCATAACACATTGCGTGACAAAGGCTTGGCTTCCTGCAATGCCGTCACTTAGCAGGCGCAAAGCCTGATCTTCCGTGCGGTTAAATATCTCACACTTATCTAAGATTGTATGTGGGTCAGTAGCGCCAGTGAAGGCATCACCACGCATGGCCTCGCCATAAACATCACCTTGGGCTGCATCTGAGTAGGCATCAACGTCTTGGGCAAATCGACAACCCGTAAAGATACCAGCCTCCCGCCCAAAGTCGTAAAACCCCCACTGATGCCACGCACGAATTTCGGTATCGTTAAAGGCGTGAAAACCCGTCAGATAACCGGCTGTCGGTGCAGGGTTGAACTCTGTCAGGAAGTTACGGATCAGACATCTATCCAGCAGGAACATCTGAGGCCCCTCGGAAGTTATCTCCAAACCGATTGTTGTGGAAACGCCACCACCCCCTCTAAGTGAGTTGGTCGGATCGACATCACCGTACATCTCGACATCTTGCATACGCCAATCAATAGGCGATGCTTGCCCAGTGTTTGCGTTCCATGTCAAAGCTGTACCAGAAGTTAACGTGCAATTAACCACAGCTTTTGTGCCCGGAGTATCCGAGCAGAAGTAAACGGATCGAGCAGACGCTGCGGCATTGAAACTTACCGCCGCCGATATTGTGTGAGTAACCCCTGTGCGTAGCATGATACGCATTGGGTCAGTACCAGACAACAACGCAACAGCCGCAGAGATAGTTGTGGCCTCCTGCGCACCGTCTGGCTTACCTGCATACAAACCAGCAGGGTCAACGTAAATCGTCTTTGTTGTAGCGTAATCTGGTGTGCCAACAGTGACAGACAGACTGCCTGTGGCCTCTGTTAAAACTCCAGAGACATAGCCCCAGACAGACACCGTGACATTGTACGTTCCGGCTGCTCGGAAGGTGTGCGCCGACTTAGGGGACCGGGAAGCACCAGCCGCATTGAAATCAGTGTATGACAGAGCCGTTGCAACCGTGGCGTGTCTTGGTTGAGCCGTGAAGTTGTAAGCATCATCAAATGCCCAGAAGTGTTCTAGGTGCAGCGTCTCAGTGTAAGCACCATCAGTCACCGTGGTGAACCCTGCTCCAGAATAGTCTGTCACTTCAAACTCAACAGCCTCTGGGAAGGCTTGAGTTGCTGACCGGCGAACGATACCGAGGGTTAGTGACTCGGCTATCCCCACAGACCCCACAGAACTGCCGGGTACACCGTCGCCAATTAGTAAGGCTGTTCCACTGACTGATCCGCGAAGTAGTAGAGCCATTACAGGTCTCCTGAGTCAAAGTCGTCCAAGGTCATAACTTTAGTGCCGGTGGCAGACAGCATTCCGATACCAGCAAGACCCTCTGTGTGTGTACTGTCTGTTGATGCGAGACCAGTTATTTCTACGTCATTTATATATGCTTTTAGCGCAGTGCTATTTGCAGTCAGCTTGAGCGTATAAGGTGCGGTGAATGCCTCCCCCGTTTGACTGGCAGCGGTGGCTAGTGTCACTGTGTTCAGAACAGAGTATGCGTTCCATTCCATTATGCGGATGAATGAACCTGACAGGTCTATGTGAAGCGCATAACAGTTTGCCCCTGTCGTGTGCCGAACGACAACTCCGGTTATACATTCACCTGTTCCAGAGTCCCCGGTCACGACAACACTTGCCCATTGAGCTTGAGCGAGCGTATCCGAGTGGCTGCAAATAATTTCAGAGTTACCTGTATCAATGGTACAAGCTAACTCCTCGCTGACAATGGAGAGCGGACCGCCAGTCCCAGACTCTAGAGTCCATGATGCGTTAGCCTCTAAATCCTCATTAGCCCGGTTGAAATTATCTTTGACACCTGCGGCTGCGGCAGCGGCCTTCAAAAAACCTATTGGCTTGATCATCATGAGAACGTGACCTTATCTGCGGCTGCGGTCAGCACAGCTTGGATTACAGTAGCGCTTTGGACAGCCACTGTCATTATATCACCCGCAGCCATAGCAGCCGATGTCGTCGCGTTGAATGTCACCGTGTGAGCGCCACCAGCAACTATGATTGCGTTGAAGCCCGCCGTTGTCGGAACCGTTACGCTGCCTGTAGTAACCAAGACGTTGCCCGAATGGGCCGTTGTTGTGAGCGTTCCAGTGACCGACGTGACCACCTTGTTCAGCATCCCCTCGACCTGTTGGCCGTTAAAGTCTTGGGTTCCCGTGAAAGTATTGGCTCCGAGTATGGCAAGTGTGCCGCTGGCTGGTAGTGAAACGTTAGTTGTGGCACCTGTCGTGAGCGTCAGGCTGTGTGCCCCTGATCTGACGAAGTTATTGGCACCAAGCACAACAGTTGCTGGCATGGTAACTGTGCCTGTGAACGTAGGGCCAGCCAAAAGTGCAATACCAAGATCAGTGATGGCACTGGACGCCAGCCGCTTCTTGGCGTTAGAACTGTCATCTACATCAAAGAACGGGATACTGTCACCCGCAACGATTTGCGTGTCTGCAAGGACAGTGCCGCTGGTCGTGGATAGTTGTAAATCCCAGTCGGCGCTCGACGCAACGCCTGTAGCTATGTAGGTCGTATCCGCAGTGGTGTCGGTGTAGATATTACCAACCGCTGCTGGTGTGGTTGCTGGAGCGCCAGCACCTGAACTGGTCATGGAAGCCCCAGCCGCCGCTACGTTAGTCGCGTCGGTCACGTCCGCACCAGCCTCTACACCAGTAGTAGCACCCACAGTAAGCCCTGCCGCTGTGCCTGTGAGCGTATTGGTGGCTGTGCTAATGGTCTTGTTCGTCAGCGCCTTTGTTGTTGCTGACAAGTGAGTGTCCAGGTTCGCTACCGTGATTTTCTTCAAATCACCCGCAGCGTCTTCTGCCGTAGCCGAAACATCGTGAATGGTAACAAGGTCGCCATCCTGAAGCGTCGTTATTGCAGCTTTTCCTTGTAGTGTAGCCATTACGATCTATCCTCTAAAGTTGCGCCGGAAGTAGCGCCGTCAGTAAGCGTTGCGGCTGAAATAGCACCGTCAGTTAACACCTCGGGCGAACCGCCGCCACCGACAAGCGCCCGTGCGGCCATTACCACCAAAAAGATAGCTGCTCTCATCGGCCCCTCCTGTGAGTTTTAAGTTTTGCCAAAGTGGCTGTTCTGTTGCATGAATCTGTCATGTGGGTTCCTGTTTCTGGTGGTGCGCGGCCTCGGCGCTGCGAGATTTACCCGAAGACTGCGAACATGACAATTTCACAATCAGAAACACCGCCTTCCGCTACTACTGTAAGTATCTTAAAATTACTGGTTGTTAACGCATACGGTTGGAATAATGTCCTGTCTGCTTGTTGAGCCCCGTTATCGTCAACCTTTTTGGAGCTACCAACAACAGCATAGGTTGCGTTAGGCATCGCTGTGATGAAGTTCACTTGTATGTCACCTTCAGCGGTATCAGTCAGCGTTACATTACCGCTGCCGACAAGCGTCGGCGTGCCGGAACTTGCATCAATGTAGCCAAATGCGCGGCACCCATAAATAGGCGCGGTGCCTGTTGCGTTCAGAACTGCGGGAACGTGGGTGTCAACGATCTCCTTCGCGCCAGCCACCGTCGGGTAAACCGTATCTGAGGTGCCGGTGATGTTCTCGGCAGAAGTGCTTCGCTCAACAACGCCTGCAACAGTTGTTGTTGCGGCAACAGCCAGCCCGCGATTTGTTGCAGTTGCCAGCATATTTGACGACACAAGCCGCCATGAACCAGATGCTACTTTTTGGAACATGAATATATCGCCAGCTACAGACTGGATATTCACACCATCAGGAAGGATGATTTTAGTGGCGTGGTGCGTCCATAGCGGTGTGCCTGTGCAATGCAGAACAATCAGTGAACCAACCACCCATGCGTCAGCAGTCGTTTCAATATCTGTGATTGTGATGTTTCCGGTAACGGTAAAATAATTACCGTCACGAAGCACGAGAATTTCAGTAGCAGAAGCCACGTCAGCGCCCTTGCTCCATTCTACAGAAAAATCATTGGAATCCAACGGCCCGCCCAATTGAGGCGTTGTGTCCAGGCTGATCGGATCATCATAGAACGTCTTGATGTCGGCCATCAGTTGCCGAATGATGTCATCCACCGCGTCAATGACAGTGCTATCTGTAACGGCAATGCCTGATATGCTTGTGTTATCCGCCGCCGTTGTTGAATAGCTGGAAATAGCCATGAGTTAGCCCCTTTGAAGTTTCGTGAATTGTGCTTATGTTGGATGTATGGATACGGATATTTTTAGAGCGATTATCGTCGCCAACGTCTTAACAGCGAGTGCTATTTATGGGCTTTGGCGTGTGTCAAAAAACGAACGAGACACCAAAGGGATTATTTGGTTAGTATCTGCGGGGCTTATTGTGGCCCTGATATCCTACTAGCCGCGCCGGACATCAGTGATTGAGCGAGCAAATTGTACTTTTCCGCCGTTACTGCTGGTAGTTTTTGGCCCATCTTGACTAAAGCCGCTGCCAATTCCGCATTTCTTGTCTGCATTCCTGTTGCCAATTTACGAGCAATGCCGCCCGTCGCCATAGTTCCGAGTCCAGCAACAGCACCAGCGGTGGGGCCACCAATGGCATTCCCGATAAGAAACGGAATGCCGCCGCCCATCCCCGCCGAAACAATGCCCGTAGGCGCAGCTTTTCCTATATCCCTCGCCAAATTCTCAACCTTTCCACCTCTAGCCACACGACTAATAGCGGCTATTTGATCGGCTGAATAACCCGGCAATTTTTCCTTAATAATCATTTTCTCCAAACGTCTAAATTCTTTTCGCAATGCGTTTTCAAACCCCGAACCCGTAAACTGCCCAGCGGTGCTGCCAGCCAATTCTATAGTTTTTTCGATTTCTTTACCCCTCATGGCACGAGCATAGATGGCGTTGCCCTCTTTAATTTGTGGGGCCAATGGTTCCATAACACGGTCAAATTCTTGGATAATCCTACGCCCAATCCGCCCCTCATTACCGGGGCTGCGTGCGGCATCCGCTAACATGATGCGGACGTTTTGCATTTGTTGGGGCGTCATTGTGCTATCAGCAAAGTCGTTTAGCATATCAATTGCGTCAGTGACCTTTGTATATCCCTTGGGAACAGCGCCACTTGGCGACACCAGCCCTTCACCCTGTAAAATTTGAATAGCGCGGTCGGAAACCCCTTTGGTTTGTCTGCCGCTCGCGGTTATGCCCGCCGCCGTGGCCTCGTCATACTTTGCGCCGGCTTGTGAAACTAGGTCATCTACAGTTGGGGCTGCGGCTGTGAATGCCTTTTTACCGGTCTTCGCTGCACTACCCCGCACAAATTCACCAATAAGCCTCGAAATGCCGGGTGCGGCCAGCCCTAGCCCGGCACCTAAGACTGCTGATTTAAGTCCCGAATCAACGCGGTTATCCTTTCCGCCCTCGCCCTCCATGAACCCGTAAACACCAGCACCAAGGCCACCAGAAACCGCACTAACTGCCGACTTAGCCGCCAAACCTTTAGCCGCCTGAACGCCCTTCACGGCCAAGCCTCCCGGCAATAACGCAGGCGCAAGAACAGAAGCAAACGACGCAACCGGGTTTTCCTCGGCAAATTGATCCTGTTGCCCACGATAATGGTCGCGCCGATCCGCATAATCACCCCGGCCAATAAGCTGGTCAGCGACACCCGCCGCCTCATCACCCACAAGGCCCAGAGTCATACTTTCCCCAGCGTTGTTTAGAAATGTCCCCACCTTTTCGCCAAAGTTCATTGTTGCCGGGTCATTATCGCCAAGAAGGTTTTCTTTGATGGTTTGCCCCCAACCTTTGGGTTCTGTCGCTTCGGGTTCTGTCGCCTCTGGGCCAGATACCTGGGCGGTTAGCTTCCGCTGCGCTTCGGCTAATGCGAGCGCCTTTTTTTGCTCAATGTTCATTCCCATAGCGCCCTGCTTTCTGGTGGCATAAGGTTCCAAAGTTCCTCAGAAACGCCGGGAGGAGGGTTTTCACCGGAGTTATTGTCTGGATTCATCTCATCCACATAAGCCGCTCCCGCGCCCGATCCGACGCGTATGCCCTCGATGGCGTTTTCTCTGTTCTTACGCTTTTGATCAATTACCGGCTGCTGATCACCTGGAACCGGGAAGTATTGCAAGTTTCCGTTTTCAAATTCTGTTTCGGAAATCACAGCGCCCGACTCCCTCCGAAGGATGGCGTTTATAAAGTCCCGGCGGGCTTGGTCAAACTGTTGGAACTCCGAGTCTCTCGCAAGATTTCCAAGACCCATTGGCACTTTCTCCAGGCTCTGCTGACCCCACCGCAAGCCTTGGTCTTCGAATTTATCCAGTATTTTATTTGAGGCTTGGGTGCGGATTAAGTAACCGGTGTTTTTACCGGCATCAACGGAAAGGTCGGTAGGCATTGCGCCGTTCCTACCGCCTATCTGCACTAAAGGTTTGCCCGTGACCGGATCATATACAGTTGTGCCGTCACCACGCTTGGCGTCTGCCATTGCCTTTGCAAACTCAAACCTGTCCATTGGCGGTTCGCCGCGCTGGTTGCTTGCTTCTACATACCTGCCATATTCATCGGCAGGCGCGGCGGGCTTATTAGCCGCATCGCGTGCCTGCTGCATTTCCCACATAAGTTTAACGTTCGCTTGCCCTTCTTTGGAAAGCCCTGAGTCTGGACCTTGGGACCATAAATATTCTTCGGCAGTCAGTCTTCGTGGCCCAGAGTTCTGCGCCTGCGCACCGAACGAAAGAACATCTGGCGGGACGGGTTGTCCAAATTCAGAATCCGCGTTTGATTGCCGTGCGTTTTGCGGTTGCCCAAATTGCGGTTGCCCAAATTGCGGTTGTGCGTTTTGCGGTTGTGCGTTTTGCGGTTGCGGTGCTGGTGTCCGCGCAGACCAAGGGTCCATCGGTTCTTGCCCCTGCATCGGAATGTCAGGGCTAACACCATCAAAGCCGTAAAACGGTTGAGGCGCTGGTGCTGCGCTCATAACATTTGGCGGCTGGTTGGCTTGCTGGTTAAGAGGCAGTCCAAAGGATAAAACCTCATCTGAAGTCCCGCCCGCAGGGAACCCGCCTTGCCCGCCGCCACCAGCGCCACCAGTCATAAAGTTTTGAAAGGCTACTCGCTGCGCACGTTTTTCCGCTTCTTGGCGGGCAGTGTTGTTTTGTGTTATTGATCTGGCGCGGCCTTGAGCGTCTAACTGCATCAAGTATTGCGGCTGTTGTTCAATGGGCAGCATGTCAAGAATAGCTCGCTGTTGACCTGAGATATTCAGCCGCCCCATCAAGCTTTCAATTTTGGCTTTGCGTTGATCGCGCTCCAGCGCATCGCGATAGTTCTGGAGAATCCCCGACGGATCACGGCCCTGAAAGCCCGTACCCATAGCCATTAATCCGGTGCCCCATCTTTGCAAATTGGCACGGCGTTCGTCAGTCATAGCCATTGATTAAGCCCCACTATTTCCCAAAACATCATCACTTCATACCGGCCAGTCCAGTCAATAAACCGCCGCCGCCCGTCGCCAAAGAACCAACACCCATGAGCGCCTGTGCCCAGTCGAAAGGTCTTGTTGTGGTGCTGCCCATGCCGCCCATAGGCCCGACCAGTCCAGCGTATTCCCTCAAGGCGTTTAGGTCCACGTTCTCACCTTCATAATATCTTTGCATATCAGCATTGATATTCTGCTGGTTGTAGGCGTCTGTCATTTGCCCGCCAGCAACAGCGTTTCGGGCGTCTGAATATTCCATGCCTTGCAGTTGTGGGGCCATGCCAATTGTTTGCAACTGTCGGTTTTGTGCCTGATTATAGGCATCGTATTCCAACCCGCCTAACCCTTCAGCCATACCTCTTGAAATATTCTGTTGAACCAGGCCGTTATCCATTGCGCCACCGCCAAAGGAAGACATAAGCCTGGATTGCACATCGTCGCCAACCGTGTTGCGTATCTGATCAAAGTCACGATATGGATTGTTCTGCAAGCTGTCCAAATATGCCGCTTGCGCTGGCTGTGTAACCGCCGATCCGCCCGTCATCTGATCAATGCCGCCCCGTGTGGCCGCGCTCTGATCAGCGACACGCTGGCCCCCGTAGGGATCAACGCGCAATCCTCCGCTTTCGCGCATGGCGTCGGCGTCCCCGAGAACGTTTCTCAGGGAGCCTTGTGCAGGACGCCAAGGCTCGGTTGTTGTTTCCTGACTACCCAATGTTTTTCTCCAAAATTCTGTGTGTTTCTCGCATTCCGCGACTTTTCAGAAAAGGCGACCATCCGCCCCGGCAAATAGCTTTGAACCGCGCAGCGCCAACGGCCCCGGCCCATGCTTCCAATTCATCGCCAAGCAAGTCTTGCCATTTTTCGCGCTCGGTGCCTGTGCAGTGCGTCAGTACCGCTGTTAGAATGCTGCCGCGCTCTAATTTGGTTAATGCAACTGCCAATATTTTTTCTTCCCTGACTACCCAGCATTGTTGAACTGTATTGGCTACATCAAGGGCAAGTCCGTGTGCCGTTGTTCCGTCTGTCGCCCTGTCTGCAAACTTGTCGAAGTATTCAGCTAACAGCGGGTATAAATCAAATATCGCCGTGGGCGGTATTAAAATGATATTCACACTATTACCGCCAAATAACCTTCAATTTCCGCAGTACAAAAAGTGTTAGCCGCGTCCGAAATAGCAATAATTCTAACGTCGTGGTTCTTTGGAACGATCCGGTAAGGGTTGAAATTTATACTACCAGTCGGTGCGGAAGCCGTGTCTAAGCTCAATTGAACACCTGAAGGAAGCCACACGCCGCCGTTCGCAATATCCCGAGATTCAAGGATAAAGTCCACAGCGGCGGAAGGCCCCTGTGCGTTCTCAACGCCGCAATGGATCGACGTAACAATCCAGTAATCAGTTGACGAAATAGATGTAGCACATTTTTCAGATTGCGTTTTGCCCGCGCTAATTATGCACTTTGTTGCCGCCGGAACCGTTGGCACACCTGACGACATGCCGCCCGTGTTATCATACGCCGAAACAATTCCAACCAGCGCAGCGTAAGGGCTGTCGAACGTCGTGGAGTTCTTTACATACATTCTAGAAACGCGGGCAACGGGCGTTCCTAGTGTCACCTCAGTCTGTCCGGTTAACGTCGCATTTTGCACAGAAAAGGTAAGGTTTCCTGACCCGTCAATTGTGTGGCCTTCAATCGTGATAATCTGCGTGGTGTCAGACGTGCTACTTGATACAATGCTGTCAATGATATTCGTTGAAACATACGTTTCATTAACCACAGCGCCTTGAAATGCAGCCACCGTTGTCCTTACACCCGCATCCGCATTCACGGTTCTGCCGAATTTATTAAGGGCTTTCTTCTTTTCCCACACAGAAACGGTGTTCCCGTAGGTTCCCTGAATGACCCGTTCAGCGTATGCCAGCGCCCAATCCTGCGGTGTACCCGCCCCGCCGACACGGCGCTGTAAGTCAATAGGGTTCATGGTTCACCCGTCTGGTCATAGCCCCAGCCACCAATATTCACGTCATTGTTCGTCGTGCATATCGCCTGAATAAAGTCGCCCTCGGAAATTCTATGGTTGATCGCCACGTCAATTATTTCGCTGGTTTTCGCGGGCAATGTCCTTTGGAAAACCACCGTATTGCTCGTTGCAGCCGCGCCACCGCTAGGAACAAAATATAAAGTGTATTCCGTTGAACCCGCCGTGACGTTCGCCGCCCACAAATGCACGATCCAAAAATCAGCGTCAGCAACTGCCGTATAGATTGTCGTTGCCGTAGTTTGTATCTGAACAGGGCGAATGGGCTTGGCTGTCAGGAGCGACGGCAGGCGGCGAACTGTCTGTTCTGTCCACTGTGAGTTTTTCGGGCCTTGCGGCGGAACGTATGCCATCAGCGCCTCCCTGACCGTTTGGCGCGGACAAGAACATTCGTTGCGTTATCCCAAACCGTTGCTGCGGGTATGCTCATTCGAATAGCGTGCAGCCAATTGTCTACGTTATGCGGGCAGAAGCCATCAGCGGCCTTAACCGTCGGCGTGGTTGTTGATACGTCGCCGCCCTGTTGCGTTCGTGACCTGACGCTGGTGGTTACTGTCGCCGCCATAGTTTCAACACCCGGCCAAACGCCGCCGACCTTTGTTCTGTAGCCAGGTTCCAGCATAGCCTCACCTGTCAGGAAGGAAGCCGCCAAAGCCGCCCCGTCCATCGTGGCGAAGTCCGAGCCTGCACCGCTTGTTACATACGCCGCAAAACCTAAATCCTTTGCCCGCCATTCGGATGTCCCCAATGTATAAGCTGACATTGTACCAATGCCGCCGGGGAATGTGCTTGCCAAAGACGCAAGTGTTTCCGAATTAACCCGCGTTTGAACCAAATAATGCAAGTTCTGATCCGAGTATGACCACCGGTCCAGTGCAAAGTTATAGATCAGCAATTTGGCGAATGTAGACCCGCCTGACGGGTAAAACGCCCAAACGATACATTTCTGCGGCCAGTTTATCGCGCCGTGCGTCTTGGAAATGTTCACGTCTGACACTTCAGCACTAAACCATTCGTTAATGCGCCCATACCCGATGTTCTGAATGTCAGAACCGTTGGTGCGGTGGAATCCGTCCTGACTTAGAAAGAACGTATCAGCACCGATTGTTACAACCGAACCGGGCGCAACCGCGCCTTGGCCAACCGCCACATATGGAAAGTCAAAAACCTGCGGTGCGCCCACAAAAACCATGCGCCGAATTGCGCGTTCCTGAAACACCAGCCCGAAACGCCCGCCAACAATTGCCGTAATTTTGCCATCTGCCGGGTCCAGGTCTTGATACCCGCACATTGTACCGCGATCAGTTGCCCAGCTTGCTGCCGGGTTGTTTTTCGCAGACCAGCGAATGCGGTGGTGAACTGTTGGATTTCCCGCCTCGATGTCAACCAGATCGCCGACAACAATGAAATCATCAACACGGCCAATCTGTGCCGCTTTCGGCGGTGTTCCGGTTAGAACTGACCATGTGTCGTCAGTATCGATGTCAGTTAAATATTGCAGATCATTTTCAATTGACGCCGCAATAATTAAATCCTTGAACCGTTCGAACTTCCATCCCGAAGCAGTGGCCGAATAGCCTGTGGTTTCCGTAACGGTGCTTGACCGCAGTGTGAATAACCGTGTGGATGAACCGCCGCAAATAACCGCGTTTGAATTAACATCAAAGAACATATCCGCACCGGTAACAACTTCCGTCGTTGTGTCGCTCTGCGCAACAGGCGACGGAAACGGTGAATAACCACCCGCCGACGGGTAGACGTTCAGCGCATCAACAAGGCCGGGGTTTTTGAATGCCGGGGCGTCCGGTGTCCAGTCACCCAAGGGAAGTTCAAAATTCATCAGAGCCGCCGCGATCTGGTTTCAAGGGATGTGCCAATACGTCTGCGCAAGTCATCCTTTTCAGCCATTTTCTTGGCCGCAACATAAGCGCCCCCATACGAAGCTTCTCTTTCGGAATCCGAAGCCCAAATGGCCGCATGTGTCAGCGCGGAATAAATATATAAATCAGGATAGCGCGACATCACGTCATTCGTGTCAGCACCCGCCGAAAGCGCCGCAAGGGCGCTGTTGTACGTCATATACAGGGTGTAGGTCCCATCTGGGACAGGATCAAGCCACAGCGCCCCGTCACGAAGTGTATAATATTGCGGTGCGCCTGTGCTGATAAAATTATGTGAACCAAACTCGGTTACGGGTCGCAATATTCGCGGGCTGCCGCCGACTTCAGCGTACAGACTGATAACCGAGTGAAACGCCGGGGACAGGGCCGACAAGTCAACCGGATGCGTGGCCGTTGTCAGCGTGGTTGTCGATTCCATGTCAATAAGCCGCAAGTCGCGGTTAATCGCCGCCGTTGTCAGCGTGTAGACGTAACTCGGCACGTCCGAGCGGCCCATAGCGTCGGCCACATTCGCTTGAAGTGTGGTGTAATTCATTACGTTTTATCCGTTGTTCTGAATTTGGCGTAATCGCGGTCGCGAAGCAATTCTTTAAGCAAGTTGTTCAGCTTTAGGGAATAAGTTGGCGCATTAGGATCAAGACGCCCTTGCGCCGTCCACTCGCGGATTTTATCATAGACAATCGTTGTCGGAATACTGCCCACCCTGCGGCCTTCGCCAACCTTGCCGTTGGTTTCGTTGCGAATGCGGGTATTATTGTTAATGATCGGTTCAACATCCTGAACAAACTGGCGGTGGTACTTCATGCCGTCGTCGTCAACGATCCGCACGCCAACGCCATCCCAGCGACGTTGCCACTTCTGCGCTTCTTTGAATGCGTTAGCTGATATTTTCAAAGGTCAAGTTCTCCAACGAACAAAGTGCCGCCGGTATCTACTTGTATTGCTGAAACCTTTTCACCGGGAGATATGCGCAGCGGAATCGGGACATTTGCCGGGATCGGGAAATCGCTGGTTGTAGCCGCCGGGGCCGTACCCACCGCAATGTGCGCGGTCGTGGTCGTCCAAACAATAACAGCGTGGATGTGGTCAGCCACTGCGTTTGAAATAACGCCATGCGTTCCAGTGTACGCTACAGATTGTCCAGCTTCAGGACGGCCAAGATAGTGTTGACTTCTCATTGTGCAAATCCATTCTTTTTCAGGGTTGCCGCCTCATGTGACGGGAGTTCAACATGGTCGCCGTGGTTAACCGGGCCTATCGACGTTTTAATGTGGCTGGCCGTTATGTAAACTTCCACAAGTTCCAACTCTGGTGGTGCCGATGCTGTGTGCATATTGTATTCTTTTGTTTCTTTACGAGCCGCCATTTTTTCACCTGTAATTTCTGTAAATGGACGGGGCCATTACAGCCCCGCCCTGTTAGTTTAGCTGAACGGCGTGGCTTCAGCGCCGCTAGTAACCAGGAACCCGCTAACCAGCCATGTCGCTGTCGCAACGTCCTGCAATTCGATATAGGAGCCTTTGACGCCTCCGGTAGTCGAACCGTTGAGTGTGATGATAGTATCCGTGCCGTCAGCATTAACAACGACACCAAGAATGTCGGTTGCCATCGCTACGCCGCCGGTTAGATCATCAGAGCCGTTCGTGGTGATAGTCAAATCACCCGTCTTGGTAATCAGAACATAAATGCGGTATCTGGCACCCGACCCGGTGGCGGCAGGCAAAGTAATAGCCTGCGTTGCAGCAAGGTTGGAGTTGATTGTGACGCCAGAATGCGCTTGTTCAGTTAGTGTAAGCGCAGCGCCCGTAAAGTTAACGGGAGCGCCTATATTACGAAGGTTTTCGCTAGACATTTTTCAGCCCTCCTTACGATGTGCTAAGGTCGGCAACAATGCCAGACGCTTTTTCGTTTCGGCATTCAAGTGTTGCCTCCGCGATGATGTGGTACTTCTGAGCATCGCCAGTCTTAGCCAGGGTTTCCTCTCTCATTGGCCGAAGTTCAGCCCATGCCCACATGTCGTTTCGCATGATGATTGCGTCACGACTGCGAACATGGCGGTTCGCTTCAAAGCGAACAGTGCCAAAATCATAGTCATACACGTCAATTGTCGCCACCAGTGTCTTCTTGGAAGCGTCGAGGTTCATCGTGCTTGCGCCAGTGAGCGAAGATGCAACCTGCTTCACCCACGAACCCATATAGACACAATCAGGCATAACGCCCGAATTGTCCCAGATGGATTTCAGTTCAGCATCCAGCAACGCAGCAGTGATTGCCCGCTGTGTGCCGTCAGTCCGTGCGTCCGTGCCGTCACCAGTCGGTTCCACAGCAGCACCACCACCGTTTGAGGTGTTAGTAGTCAGCCATGCCGGGATGCCCGCCATTTCACCAGCGGTAGAAGAACCACGGGCAACTTTGGCGTTGTTCGCAAAAATAGACATCTCCATGTCGGTTTTCAGGGCTTTCGCCTTCATACCGGCCTGATATGTGTGTTCTTTTTCGCGTCCAGCCTTATCAACTGCCTCCATAGTGCCTGTGACGTTGAACGATTTGCTCAAAATCTGGCATTGGTTTGACAATCGAGCTGTCGGTGTAATGGCAGCAGCAACAACGTCGTCGCCTTCAATCTGCGCATTGGTGGCACTTGGCGTATCAAGTGAGTCTGTCTGCCACTCATGTAGCGTCGACTTTGCCCGGACTTTGGGAATGGCACTTAGAACGGGAACCTCATGAGCGTCTACGTTGTAGATGTTATTAACGAGGTCCTCTCGAATGCCGATTGCGTCGGCAGTGTCGAAGGTATTTGCTGGTTGAGCCATAAGCTCATCCTCCTAAACGGTGACTTACCGCCCAATAGACTTTTTTATTTCGTCAAATGATATGGGTCGGCTGAGTCGTTTCTGAAATGCGGCCCGTCTTTCAGTTTGTGGATCGACATCGCCACGGGATTGACCGGGGCGTAGAACCTTCGGCGCTGCGGCGATTTTCTTATCCGCTGCGCTTGCCGTAATCTTTTGCTTGGATTCCAACGCATCGTATCGCGCTGCCTTTTCCAAAATAACGGCAATTCGATAATCGGGAGTCGAGTCATATTCTTGCACAGTAAAACCAGCAGCCAGCGCTTGAGCTTTTCTTGCTTCAGCGCCTTTGTCAAAATTCTTTACGTCGTTCCATTCGGGGAACCGATCAACCGCTATGGTCGCCGTTTCCGCAATGAATTGTCTACGCGCAGAATCCTGTCGTTTCTGGTTTTCCTGATTACGCTCATCGCGAAGTCGTATTTTCGCGTCCCATCTGGCTTTTGCTGACGCATACCCAAGGGGGTCTTCATCTGCCAGCTTTACCCAATCCGGTTCACTTCCTTCAGTGTCCACTAACTGTTGTGCGAGCCGCTGCTCGCGATCCGCAAGATCGGCCTTTTGTTTATCAATGTCGGCCATCAAGTCTTTGCGTTCTTTTGCAAGGTCTTGTGTCTTGCGACTATAATCCGCCTGCCTCAGATTGCCCGCCTTCAGTTCACTCAGGCTTGTCTCTTTCCCGTTAAAGGCAACTAATACATCATCGTATTCATCGCCAAGGATTTGAGGGCCTTCGTCGGACTGTTGGGGTTCTTCCGCTTCGGTGTCGGTGTCGGTGTCAGCTTCCAGCGTTTCCACGCCTTCAGCTTCGGGTTCCGGCTCTAATGCCGGTTCCTCTGTCTCAACTTCCTTGGCCTCAATGAGGCTGTTCGCTTTTGACAGGGCTTCAGTCATCGTTATGGGTTCCCCTGAAAAGGGAGTATCCGTCGATTCAGACATTTGGTTGATCCTATTTGTTTGTTTCGGCCTCTCCTGGCCATCTACGCAGCAAATTCCACGCCCGTTTTAGGCCGTGGTATTCGTGCCATCGCTCATCGCGTTCCTCTGCGGTTTTCGCGGCGAGCAAAGACTTGTTTATGCTTGCGAGAGTTTCATCAATCGCCAGCACTAGAATTTCATCGTTTATTACAGCGTTGGCCCTGAAGGCCCTTGCTTGAGCGTCCATTAAATCACCCACATCATACGGATTCGTTGCCGCTATCTTGTGCCGCGTCCATTCTATCAAAGGCCAGTTTTTGGCGGCTAACGCCAAGTTCCTCTGCCTTGAAGTCACGTTCCCGGTCATCGCGCATCAACACATCGAGGTGTTTGGTTTCCAATTCCCGGCCCCTAAGAGCCAAGCCCATCTTGTCGTATTGAGATTTCATCATAATTTTCATTTGCTCAAGCTGTGCATTCTGCGCGTCAGACTGCGCTTTCGCCTGCACCTTGCTGGATTCGATTTCCGCCAGTATCATCGTCGGATCGGGTGGCGGTTGTTTTTCCGCCAGCATTTTATCAACGTCCTCGGGATTCGGCAGGAAGTTCGTGGTGTCCTTGAACCCGCTCAGTTCCAGTATTTTCTTCAGCGTGTGGTGAACCTTTTCATAGCCCAGAATACCGCGCTCAAAGCCTTCCTTCTGCTCTGCCAGAATGCGCTCCAACCTTGCCAATTGAATATCCTTATCACCCGTCCCCAAACCAACAGAAACCGTAATATCCGAGCGGTGCCGCCATGTGCGCGGGTTTACAGGCACATATTTGTTATTTAACCGAATGCTCAATTCCTTCATTGGCCCAGCCCGCAAGTCACGGTGCATGTGAACAAACAAAGACTTATAGCCTGTTTCGGCGAAAATGCGGGCAATCATCAGAATCTTTTTCTGTGACGCCGACATGATCATTTTAATGCCGCCCTTGGTCTTGTTCAGGCTGTCGGCATCTGTGCCCTGGTTGTATCTCGTAACACCCGTGCGCTTTTCTTGCAGGTTATCCACATACTCTATCGCCTGCAAAGACTGGCCCGCCGTTTGTGGAATGGGCAAATAGGAAAGGCTCTGCACCCCGCCGGGAATGCGGATCGTGCGGCTCATGCCATTATATTGCAAATCTTCTATTGTGCTTTTAGTCATGCTGTCTTCGTCAACAACAACATCGGGGTTGTTCGAACCAACGATATTATCAACCAATTGCCGTGATAAAACCGTTTTCAAACGCTGCAAGTCCTCAACCAGTTCAGCCACCGACAAGCCATAGTGCCGGTGCGGAATTGGCAGCGGGCAAAGAGCCTCAAACGGCGCGTCGGTTACGAAGTCTATGGCCGGTTTTTTATTACGCCGTAGAATGCCGCCCTCTGTGCCGCCGGTGAATACCCGCAACTGTTCAGCAATGCCGTCGCCGTCATAGTCGCAAAGAACATAGTTCTCGTAAACCAGCACCTCGCGCATACTGTCGTCGTTCACCGCCGTACCTGCGTCAGTCAGCCCTTGATCGTTGTGCCGCGTGTTGGCTTCTTCGCTTTCAAGCTGAGAGTTGTATTCTGGCAGCGCCTCGACTTCCTTGCGATCAAACCCCATCGCAATGAGTTCGCTAACCGTGGCCGAACGCTTGTGTGCAACAAACGGACACCCGACGAAATCAACCCGCGTCCATTGCGGATGCACGATAAGTTCCTCGGGTGGCACGTTTACAATGCGGTATTTCTTTTCGGTGCTGGTTTTCCTGATCTTGATGTAAAGCGGCGTAACTTCACCCGTTTCCTCATCAATACCGCCAGCACGTCCAAGCACATCAACGCTGTCGGACGTTTCATCCAGTTCGCTTAGAATCCTTGCAGCTTCCTCGGGAGAAAGTTCGTCATATTCCTCGATCTCAACCCGCTTTTGATCGTCCCAATATCGTTTGATGTATCCAGTCTTTTGAAACAGCGCGTC